AGAAATCTGTTGGCTTCGCTAAGAACCTATTACTCGTAGTAAGTGATGTAGTTACGTTCTTTCTGAGTTCTGGAATAAGAATAGATCGGTATATTCTTTCTTCCGTTTGCCTGACGAAGTTAGGAATATTATTAACAAAAGTAGTTTCGGTGTTATCGGTATATTCCTTGATCGCATTTGTTATTTCTGTATAATTCATTTTTTGCTCTTATTGGGTGCGTATAGATTATCAAAAATCTGGTTAACATCCAAGACATAATCTAAATCTGACTTAGAGTAGTGTATGTGCTGTGATGGCAAAAAGTCAGGAGGACCTTCCCCTGTTTCAAACCATGCAGGATGTGTAACACGCACTCTGTTATTAGGCAACGCTACTATGTTTCCTGTCCACGAGCCTGCGTCTAGCAACTCTAATACATGACTTTGCTTGTGTTGTGCAGGATCATCGGCTATCTCACTCTCTACATAGTCCACAGTAAATAGGTATTTAGCAGGATAGAAGTCTTTGCCTATCTTTGCTAACCAAGGACATGGTGTAGCCCTATCCAAAACATACACAGCGTGGTGGAGGGAGGAACAATCCCACGGCTGTGCATAGTGAACAGGCATGGGTTCTGCCCACTCCTCAACTGGAGTATCTGCTACTAAAGCCGTAATTGGCATTCTAGCCCACATCGCTCCACCATGTACATTAGGCTCATCCGTGTCATCGGTTTCACAGCCTGTAAATATAACTTGAAAACTAAGACATCTATTTGGCATTGTTGTCACGGCAATAGCCATAGCATGAAGAAACTCCCCATGATACTTCTGATGATTATGGGTATACTCCCTCCGTACCCAACATTTAAAATGTGGGATGTTACTTTGTAGATAAGGCATATTTTAGACTTTAGTTAGTTTGTATCCCTTAGCTTTAGCAGCAGCTCTTATCTTGGCAAGGCTCATTGTAGCTCCACCACCTGCCATCATTTTCTTCTTCATGGCTCCACCACCACGCATCATCTTTTTCTTCATGCCAGTAGCTCCACCACCACGCATCATCTGCTTTTTCATAGTGGTTCTACCACCTGCAGCCATGCCTTTCTTCTTCATCTTTCCACCACCTACATAACCTTTTTTATTTCTTTTCATCGGCATATCTTATCTCCTTAGCTTGTTGTTACCGTGACAATGCCAACCAGACCAAAGATTGGCGATATTTTTAAATCGAAGTCGTCAAACTGAGCAACACCAACAGATAACTCTAAAGGCTCTGTTCGGTCTGGTCTTGCATCAATTATGGACTGAGGATCATCACTTTTTATCTGACCGACAAAGTTTTGTGGATGATCTGGATCAACCACATCTCTTCCAACCCTCAAACCATTTCTTTTACCATTGGTAAACTCGTATACAAGGTCTTCCATTTTATAACGAAATCCTGTCCTATCGCATATCCCAAAAGCATATTTTCCCTTAGCGTAAGCCATTAGACGCTCGTAAAGAATGTGTTGTAGGGAACAAACTTTATAGAGGCTGTCTCTGTGTCTTCCCCTGCTGCTAATTCAAACTGAAACTCATACTCTTGTTTTAATCCTGCAACTCTATCAGCAACTTCTGGCTTCTTCATGGCTATGTAATACGCCAATCCTGCTACAAGACACGGTACAAACCGTGGTGGCACAAAATTCGTTGTGGTTCCTGTGATACCAGTTGCAATACTATCAATGCCCTTTAGCCTAAAAAATGCTAACGTGTATGTCGTGTCTGGAACAGGGTGCAACGTGACTGTCGTAGAGCCTGCTAGTCTTTGTACAAATATCTGTGTTGGCTTGCCTTGTGTATTCTTATTTGATTTTTGAGCAAACGTAGAAACACTTATTCTATTTACATTCGTGTCAAGCTGTGATGTTCCTGTGCCTGTCCTAATAGTATGCTCAATGATATCAATCGTATCTGATGGCATGGTGTATGTGGCTGTGCCTGCTGATAGCGATAATGTACCAGATTCTATAGTAAAAAGGTTTATACCTCTGTTTTGCCACTCTAATGTTAATATCTGAAAGCTACGTCTAGCTGTCTTTAAATCATAACCAGAACGCATTTCAAGACCTGCTCTCTCAAAGGCTTCCTCAAATATCTCTGGTAAATCTGGTGTTACAACTGCCATTAGAGCCTCCAATCTCTTCTATTTATAATATTATTCCTCATTCTTTTCAATCACTAATGGTTTACAGTAGGCTGAGTAGGTATTCCTTGTTTGTTTTTCATTGTAAAAGTTTATCTTATTAGCATACCAATTACACTTATCAATGCTCCCATATTGTAAAGATTCATCGTAAATCTGTGTTCCCTCTAGAATTACCAATGCAAATACAAGCGTCTTCATTTTTTAAAACTATCATTTAGGCTGTCTAAAACTTGATCAATATTAGGAGGCTTACCATGCGGGTCATATTTACAACGGTACTCATTTGGGCAGGTTCCTTCAACCACTAGGGTATATGTATCGTTTGCACCTTTATAAAGGCATACTTGCTGTCCATTTTTAGCCATAACTCTTTTATATCTCCTACAGGTTATGTACTTTGGGTCTTCTCTAACCCCTCGTCTAATCTCTTGTTCCCATGTCCAGTCACTAAACTTTTTTAGAAAACAGGTAAAACATTGCTTGATATTCTCTGATTGTGCCACATAGATAATAGTTCCATTAGTGCAAACCCACTCAAATGTTTCTTGACCACCTTGTTTACGGACACATTTATCCCTAGTCCGATAACCACCATCCTCTGTCGAAACCCATAAGGGTGTAGACGAAAAGACCAAGAACAGCCAAGCCAACACTAAGGACAATGGTAAGTGCCACAATGCCGATAACCTTTTCCCTGAATATCTTCCTGTCATATATTTCTTTCTGCCTTCGCTTTCGTATCTGACCCTCCATCTGAAGCAAGTCATCCCAGGCTTTGCTGCCATATGTAAACATCAAAAACTGCTTTAATTCATAGCGTTGGGCTTCTAACTTTTGTTTAGCAGTATATGCTTCGATGGCCTCTTGCTCGACAGTTCCCCCTCCAAAGACCTTACGAAACATGGTAGGGTTCTTGGCAGATTTATGAGCTGCATCCACATCACTAACAGCACCCATCCATCTGGATAAATCCTGTGACATGGATTCCAAATCACGACCTGCCTGAAACGCCCTTTTTATGCCGTTAAAGGCTGTGGATGCTGTTGCGACAGCAGCCGAAATAGTTACTGGATCGAACACGTTAGTATGTTTTACGCATCTTCAGAATGACAGTATATGTATCAGCACTAGAGTGACCTACAGTAGTAAAGTCAATATCACCTGTCTTTCCAGAACCTGCGTTATTTTTTAAACCACCAAACTCACTATAGTCATGATGACCACTCTGATTTTCACCTAACTCTATTATAAAAGCATCAGACGTTGCATCGAAAAACATTCTAACCTTCATGCCTATGCACTGCCACCAGATTTTCTCTATGGCAACACTCGTACAAGTATTGCCATTTATATCTGATTCCAACGCACTGACATCGACCTTTTTAACGGCTGACTCACCTGTGCCATCAGAAATGTTTGTAAATTTCATAACAACGTGTTTGTCACCGTCAAAGAGGGTTTGTGATGTTACTGCATCAGCCAT